GCGTCACTTCGGCGAGGACCTGGTCGACGAGATTCCCCAAGGCTTCCGGAGTCTCTCCGAGCCCTCGAAGCTGATGGAAGCCCTCGTTCTCACCGCTAACGTCGCGCACGACGCCAACCCCTGCATGCGGATGTGCATGGCCAACATGGGCAAAGAGGAAAACGCCTGGCGCGAGATCCGGCCCGTGAAACTCGGGCAGCGGAAGCGGATGGACGGCGGCGTCGCGTTGATCGACGCGCTCAAGAAGATGACGAAGACGCCGGCGGCCGAGCGGTCCCGGTACCTGACGAAGGGAGTGCGCACGCTTGGCGAATAGATTCGGCGTCGACGTGTACGACGTGCTCGTCGTGCTGGGCTGGGCGGCGCTCGAGTACGGCGTCAGTCGGTGGTCAGGGCCGGCGGCGTGGGTGCTGGGTGGAATCGGGTTGATTGGGCTCGGGGTGTGGCCAACGGTGCGACGAAAGAGGACTCGATGAATCGACGCGACGCAATCAAAGCGGTGATGGCGATGCCGGGTGTGACGGCGATCGCGGTGGCCACCGTGGCGCCCGAGGACGTGATCGTACTCGAGCATCCGGGCCTCCTTAGCCAGGAGGCCGTCGCCAACATTCGCGCGACGGTTCAGCGCGTGTGGCCGGGACAGCGGGTGATCGTCCTCGAAGAGGGCATGACCATGCAGATTCAGCGCGCCGCGGCCGTGGGAGCACGCTGATGGGACTATTCGGTCGACTCCTCGGCGGCGAGCTCTACGCGTCCGAGCGGCCGGGCCCGTTCAATGACGTGTACTACCAGACGGCCGGCGGGGTGATGACGGTCGCCGGGATCGCGGTCGACGCCGAGAGCGCGCAGAAGCTCTCCGCGTGGTACCGGGGCCGGAACATTCTCGCCACCATCCTCGCGATGCTCCCGTTTCCCGTGTATGAGCGGTTGCCGCACGACGGCGGGTCGGAGCTGGCGAAGCATCATCCGCTGTACGACCTGCTCCACGATACGCCGAACGACTTTCAGGACTCGTTCCAGTGGCGCCGCGACCACATGTTCGACCTGATCGACCACGGCCACGCCTACGACTGGATCGTGCCGGGCGCGCGCGGGTTCGTGCATCAACTCGTGCCGATCGAGCCGACCCTCGTCACGCCGAAGCAGCAGGTCACGACGCTCGCGAACGGCGCCGTGATTCCGGGCCGGATGGTCTACGACGTCCGGAATGCCAAGACGGGCCGCACGAAGACGTTCACGCAGGACGAAATCTTCCACCTGCGCGGCGCCGACGGGAAGGGGATCCTCGAGTATGCCCGGACGAGTCTCGGCACGGCGCTCGCGACCGAGAGCTACGCGGCGCAGATTTTCGGCCGTGGCACGTTGAATGGCGGCTGGATCAAGAACCCAGGCGTGCTCGACGACGAGGCCAGCCAGCGCATGGCGAAGACGTTCGTCACCGCGCCGGGCGAGTGGAACCTCCCGAAGGTGCTCGAGCAGGGCAGCGAATTCATCCCGAACGACATGTCGCCGGAAGATTTTCAGATGCTGCTGTCGCGGAAGTTCGGGATCGACGACATGGCGCGCTGGCTCGGCGTGTCGCGGCAGTTCCTCGAGAACAGCGATCCGTCCTTTGGCAACGCCGAGCAGTTCTGGCAGAGCTTCCTCACGATCAGCATGGGGGGCTGGCTGTCGCTGTGGGAGTTCGGCGTGAACCGCCAGCTGATTCTGAAGCCCGAGAGCTTCTTCGCCCAGTTCACCCGGGCGGCGATCGCCCGCGGGGATCTCGCGGCGCGGTGGACGGCGCACGTGGCCTCGGTCAACGCCGGCATCGTCACCGTCGACGAGGTGCGCGGGGTCGAGGACCTGAACAAGCGGGGCGGGAAAGCCGACGAGCTCCGGGAGCCCCAGAACATCACCGGCAAACCCGCGACGGCCGAGCCCGACGACCCGCCGGCGGCGCCGGCGAAGAAGAACCCCGTCCCGCCCGAGGAGGACAAAGCGCGCGCGATCGTCACCGAATCCGCGGCCCGGGTGCTGCGGAAGGAAATGCAGTTCGCGACCCGCGCCGCCGTGAAGTTCGCGGACGACCCGGAGGGCTACGCCGCGGCGGTCGACGCGTTCTATGCCGACCATCACGTGCTCGTCATGGCCACGATGCTGCTCGAGGAACCCGCGGCGCGGGCGTACGTGGCGATTCAGCGGGCAGACCTGCACGACGGACTCGCGGTCACCGAGACCTGGACGCCGGCGTACCTCGCCGGCCTGGCGCTCGACACGCCCCCGCACGATCCGCTACCGGGCCTCCTGAAGGCGGCGCTCGAGCAGCCGGCGGCGGCGATCTCGGTGCCGGTGACGATTGCGAAAGGCGCGATCGAAGTGCATCCGGCGGTGGTGCACGCCCACGCGCCCACCGTGTCCGTGCCCGTGACGATCGAGTCGGGCGCGATTCAGCATACGACGCACGTGGCGGCGCCGGCGACGAAGTCCACGACCACGAAAACCGTGACGCGCGACGCCAAGCACCAGATCACCCAGGTCGTTGAGGAGACCGACTAATGGCGCTCAATCCGAAATTCACCAATCTGGCCGTCAATACCAAGGTCGACGCGCTGGCGGCGCTCCTGAACAGCGGGTTTCTCGACATCTACGACGGCACGCAGCCGGTGACCGCCGACACCGCGCTCGGCGCGCAGGTCAAACTCGCGCGCCTGACCTTCAACGCGACGGCCTTCGGTGCCGGCGTCGCGGGTGTGGCGACCGCCAACGCGATCGTGTCGGATAGCGACGCGGACGCGACCGGCACCGCGACCTGGTTCCGCGCCCTGAAGTCGGACGGGACCGCGGTCCTCGACGGGTCGGTCGGCACCTCCGGCGCGAACCTCAATCTGAACACCGTGGCAATCGTGATCCACGCCGCCGTCTCGGCGACGAGTTTCACGCTCACCGAAAGCAAAGGCTAACCGCGCATGGGCCGCCAACTCTTCAACGATGGGCCGTTCGTCGACATCCCGATCACGCTGCCGTCGACGTATACGACGGTCACGATTGCGCCGCTCTGGCCGGCGGCGGCGTTCACGCCCGTCTTCGCCAACGATGCGAAGGCCGGCAAGGTCTACTGCGTCCGGGCCTTCGGCACGATCGTGATGAGCGTGAACACGGCCACGCTGACCATCACGCCGAAGTTCGGCACGGGCGGCACGGCCCTCGGCGCGAGCGCGGCGCAGACGCTCCCCGTGATGGCGGCCGGCGTCTGGACCCTGGACGCCGAGCTCGCCTTCACGTTCATCGGCACCGGCGCGGCGTCGAAGTGTTATCTGGTTGGCAAGTTCTGCTGCGCCGGCACCATCGCCACGGCCGGCGCCGGCACGGTGATTCCCTTCGGCGGCACGCTCGCGACGGTGACCTCGGACGCGCTGGCCAACGTCGAGATCAACACGACGCTCGGCGGCACCGTGGGGTCCCCGGTACTGGGCACGATTGCCGCGTACATCTTCAGTCGCAACTGAGATGCAAGCGATCAACGTCATCCCCGGCGTCCCGCGGACCGCGAAGGACAGTAATCCGGTCGCCGCGTTGCGCCAGACGCTGCCGCCGGCCGACACGACGATCCGCGGCACCGGCGATTGCCTGGCCCCGGCCGGCGCGATCGCGGGCACGGCGGTCGAGACGTTCGCGGCGACCGGCACGGTGACGGCCGCGGCCGGCGCGATCGCCGGCACCGCGGTTGAAACCTTCGCGAGTACAGGCACCGTGACGGCGGCGGCCGGGAGCGTGGCCGGCAGCGCGCTCGAGACCGTCTCGGGGAGCGGCGACGTGACGGCGCCGGCCGGCGCGAGTGCGGCGGTGGCCCTGGAGACCTTCATCGCGATCGGCGACGTGACGGCGCCGGCGGGCGCGATCGCCGCGGTGGGGCTGGAGATCGTCGCGAGTGCCGCGACGGTGACGGCGCCAGCCGGGAGCCTGGCCGGCAACGCGCTCGAAACGTTCGCAGGCACCGGGGACGTGACCGCCGACGCCGGCCAGGTCGACGGCAGTGATCAGATCCCGGCGATCACCGGGACCGGGACCGTGACCGCGCCGGTCGGCCAGGTGGACGCCGCAGGCGACACCGTCGCGGCGGTCATCGTGACGCCGCCGGTCGTCTTCGGGGAAGGCGGTGGCTGGGTCCATATCCAGCAGCGCCGGCGCCGCCGCGTCGCGGTGGCGATTGCGGGCCGCGGGGCGTGCGTCGCGCCCGTCGGCCAGATCGCGGGACGCGGTCAGGTCTCGACCGCGCGGATCGACGCCGACGAGGCGTATCTGCTCGGCCTCATCGAGTTGGAGGACTGGGCCGCATGAACACAAGGAGCACAGCACCACCAGGCGGTCGCGCTGCTGGGGCTGGCGGAGTTCGGGTCGGACGAGGGTCTGCTGGGTCTCTGACCCCATGAAATTCAAAGGCCCGGTCTTTCCGTCGTTCCTGAATCAACAGACGCCGGCGCCGCGGCGTCAATGGGTCGCGCATTGCGGGACACGGGCACGCGCGAGAGGCCTTCGACAGCTCGCGAAGAAAGAGAGCACAACAATGAGTAGCAATGGCAAGCCCCCGATCCCGTTTCAGGCGCCCGCGGGCACGCCGCTGATCGGGCAACCCTTTTCGATTCTGACCGTCGGGGTCCCGATGAACATGACGCTGACGTGCAACTGCGGCGCCGCGGACGAGCGACCGGTGCTCGTCGTGCAGATGAGTGCGTTCGCCGTGTGTCCGACCTGCCGGAAGCAGTACAGCGCGTTCTTCAATCCCCAGACCGGGCAGACGCACATGGTGATCAACGCGCCGGCGGACGAAGGAGTACCCGCATGAAATATCAACACATCGCGCGCTATGTGGCCGAGACGCTGTGGGCGATCCAGCCGTCGAAGATGGCGGAACTGCTCTCGGTGCTAGCGTACCGGGCGGCGGGGCACGAGTTCACGGCCGAGGAAATCGCCGCGCGCATCGGTCCCGATCGGCCGGCGTCGAGTGGCAAGCTGCTGGGCGGCGGCGCCGCGATCATTCCGATTCGTGGTGTCATCGCGCATCGGATGAGTGGCATGGAGGAGTCGAGCGGCGGCACCTCGGCCGAACAGATCGGCGCCCTCGTCGACCAGGTCGCCGCCGATCCGGGCATCGGCACGGTCGTCTTCGATATTGATAGCCCCGGCGGGACGGTCCCCGGCATTCAGGAGCTCGCCGGGAAAATCTTCGAGACGCGCGGCCGTGGGACGCAGCGCTTCATCGCGCAAGTCAACGACATGGCGTGCAGCGCGGCCTACTGGCTGGCGTCTCAGTGCGACGAGATCGTCTGCCTCCCGAGCGGGACGGCCGGCTCGATCGGCGTGTTCAGCGCGCATCAGGACCTGAGCGCCGCGCTCGAGAAGGAAGGGATCAAGGTCACCCTCATCTCCGCCGGCAAATTCAAAGTCGCCGGGAACCCGTTCGAACCGTTGAGCGACGAGGAGCGGGCGGTCATTCAGGCGCGCGTCGATGCCGCGTACGGACAGTTCGTCAAGGACGTGGCCCGCGGCCGCGGCGTATCACCCGCAGAGGTCCGGTCCGGCTACGGGGAAGGCCGCGCGCTCAGGGCGAAGGATGCCAAGGCCGCGGGGCTCATCGATCGCATCGACACGATGGACGCCACGCTCGGGCGCCTGGTCGGACGGACACGCGCCGGCGGGCTGAAGGCGACGCTCGAGGACCCCACGCTCGGACAGGCCGACGGCGACGATGGCCGCGACGACGAGCGTGCGCGGCGACGGCGGCTGCTGTAACTCGAAGAACACACAGGAGGAACGCGCATGGGCTTGTTTTCGTCTCTCGGCCTCGTCGTTGTGGTCGTGCTGGTCTTCGCGGCCGCGGTCTGGGTGATTGGTCAGCTGGCGCCGAACCATCCGACGGTCATCGATAAAGGCGTCTGGGTCCTCGCGGTCGCGATCCTGGTCATCATCCTGGCG